AAGCCTGTCAACGCGGCTTAACTCGGGCAGCAAGTCGGTTGTAGAGAGTCGGGTCGCGGCTCTCACGGCACAGGTGGAGACTGCTCGGGCGGCCTACCGCAAAGCGTATGAGGCGGGTGACACAGACGCAGTGCTGGCAGCGAACGAAAGCCTCATGCAGGCCCAGACGCAGCTGACACAGGTCAAAAACTGGCGCCCGCGCCCAGTCATCCCGCAGGCTACGCCGGAGGAATACGCCCAGCAGCACAACATCGACGTGTCGTCGCCCAAACTCAACACGCAGCAGTCCACGTGGTTGGAGGACAATGACTGGTTCGGCAAGGACGAGATTATGACCGGGGCGGCCTACGGCCTCCACGAGAAGCTGGTGCGATCCGGTGTTGATCCGAACAGTGAAAGCTACTATGCTGAGATAGATAAGGGTATGCGGTCGCATTTCCCGAACAAATTCCAAGCGTCCTCCACGACGGTCAACGGGGACGCAAGGCACAAGGCATCCGTGGTGGCCCCAGCGACGAGAGACACGTCAAAACCACGCAAGATACGATTGACCGAGTCCCAGATAGCTCTCGCCCGGCGTCTAGGGGTCCCCCCGGAGAAATATGCGGCGCAACTTTTGAAGGATGGTAACGATGGTCGATAAGACACCCCGAGCAGCAGACACCCGAGACACTGAGAAGCGGAAGCAGACATGGACTCGTCCATCGGCGCTCCCGACCCCTCCAGAGCGCCCGGGCATCAAGTACCGCTGGGTACGGGTCGCTACACTGGGCACAGCAGATGTCCGGAATATCTCGATGCGGCTGCGGGAGGGGTATGAACCCGTCCGCGCAGCAGATTTCCCTGAGTTCCATATCATGTCGGATCTCGACAGTCGGTTCCCAGAGAATATCGAGGTCGGTGGCCTTGTGCTATGCGCGATCCCTGACGAGATCGTGGCGGACCGTTCAGCTCAGATGCGTGAGAAGTCGCGCGCTCAGATGGACTCTGTCGACAACACGTACCTCCGCGAAAACAACCCCGCGATGCCGCTTCTCAAGCCGGAGCGGACATCACAGAGTAACTTCGGCAAGGGCTAACCTTTGCCGGTCGTTTAGTTAGGAGTGAACCATGGCTTCCACAGCCGCACCCTACGGCCTAAAGCCTATCCGCCGCGCGGATGGCCTGCCGTATGCTGGGTCTTTTTCCCAGTACCTGATCGACCCAGCGGGAGAGGCCACAAACCTTTTCTATGGGCAGGTCGTCCACATCGGCACAGATGGCTACATCGCGCTCTCCACCGGCACCGGTGCCGATGGTACCACCAACGCGCTCCCGACAGGTACGACCCTGACCGGATCGCTCGGCGTCTTTGTTGGCTGTGAATACACCAACGCACAGGGCCAGCTGCTGCACTCGCAGTATTACCCCTCCGCGCAGGCCGCGCTCACAGGCACAACCATCAAGGCGTTCGTCGTCGACGACCCCATGGTGTTGTTCCAAGCGCAGCTGGATGGCGCCATTGACCAGTCTGACATCGGAGCGAACACGTTCTTCGCTGCGGCGCAGTCAACATCCACCGGTAACACGGCGACTGGCAACTCGACGTCCGCATTGGATGCGACAACTGTTACGACGACTGCGGCCTTCCGCATTGTCGCGGCTGTCTCTCCCATCGGCGACGCGTATCCAGACGTGTTGGTAAAATTCAACCCGGGCTACCACGCCTCGTCCAACGCCGTTGGCCTGTAAGGGAGATATCACATGGCTATTTCACGCGCACAGCTGCTGAAAGAATTGCTCCCGGGCCTGAAGGCATTGTTCGGGATGGAGTATTCCACGTACCAAGATGAGCACAAGGAGATCTATGACAACGAGACCTCTGAGCGTTCATTTGAAGAAGAGACCAAGCTGTCCGGCTTCGGCGCAGCGCAGGTCAAAGAAGAAGGCCAGTCCCTGTCGTATGACAACGCACAGGAAGCCTTCTCTGCTCGGTACACCCACCAGACCATCGCGATGGGCTTTTCAATCACTGAAGAAGCGATTGAAGATAACCTATATGACAGCTTGTCAGCGCGGTACACGAAAGCTCTGGCCCGTGCCATGGCGTACACAAAACAGGTCAAGGCGGCTTCGCTGCTGAACACTGGTTTTGATACGTACACCGGCGGCGACGGTGTTTACCTGTTCTCCACGTCTCACCCTACGGTGGGCGGCGGCGTAAATGGTAACCGCCCGGCGACAGCAGCGGATCTCAACGAGACTTCGCTGGAACAAGCGGTCATCGACATTGCAGCCTACACGGACGAGCGCGGTCTTTTGATCGCCGCAAAGCCGAAGAAGCTGCTTGTCCCACCATCGCTGATGTTCGTGGCCACGCGTCTGTTGGAGACGGAGGCTCGTGTTGGCACTGCTGACAACGACGTCAACGCGCTTCGCAGCAACGGGGCCATCCCCGGCGGTTATTGTGTGAACCACTATTTCACCGATGACGACGCATGGTTCTTGAAGACAGATGTCCCGAACGGGATGAAGCACTTCACCCGCGTTGCGATGGCGACTGGGATGGACGGGGACTTTGACACGGGGAACGTCCGGTATAAGGCTCGGGAGCGTTACAGCTTCGGTGTTTCGGACCCTCTGGCGATGTACGGGTCACCCGGCGCGGCCTAAAAACCGCTCTGAGATCCTACGAGAGGGGCTGCTTCGGTAGCCCCTTTCTTTTTGCGCTGGGTGTAGTAGACTGTGCTCACCTGACCGGCAGGCAGCCGGACCAACCCAGACAGGAGATTGACATGGGTAGAACGACATTCAGTGGCCCAGTGACGGCCACACGCGGCTTTGAGATGGCTCCAGCAGTTCTCGCAGACGCAGACGCGACGCTCACAGAGAGCGCCAACGGCAACCGGATCAATCTGGTACCCAACGGCACACAAGACAATACATACACCCTTCCGGCCCCTACCGCTGGCGCTATGTACACTTTCGTGTATGCAGGCGGCGCAGCGGACGCGACGGACTTCCTGATCACTTCGGGGGCGGACGCCAACTTCTTCATTGGCGGCGTGACCTTCGACGACACCGATGACGGCGCAGCTTCTGTGGTCTACTCGGACGGGAACTCGAACTCTACGCTGCAAGTTAATGTTCCGGCGGCCGCGGAGATCTGCGTGCTGGGGCTGGACGCGACCAACTGGCAGGTATTTGGCCGAGTCACCGGGGCAACGGCGCCTGCATTCGCTGACCAAGCGTAAGGGGGCAGCGAGATGGCATACCGAGGCATAGGGTCTACGGCCCCCATATTCAAAGTGGTGGAGATCACCCCCAGCGACAGTACGGCGCTGGAGGGGACCCGCGCATTGTGGATAGGCACGGGCGGCAACGTCCGCGTCACGACGGCAGACGGGCAGACAGTTACATTCGCAAACGTGTTCTCCGGCACGCTGCTCCCAGTGCAGGTGACTGCGGTGTTCGCCACCTCTACAACAGCGAGCTCTATACTAGGATTGTACTAATGTTCGGACCAAACGTAGGGATATACCGGGGCGAGACAAGTGGTCGGGCGATCTACAACATCGCCCCCACGGCCGCCCCGCGCACCATTGCGGACTACAAGAGGGGCGTCTACGCCAAGCCTGTTGGTGGCGCGCTAGTTCCCTCAGCCTACCCCGAACTGCACGTCAACGGCGGGGAAATGGCGGGGCTGATCACGGCGCATGATGCTAATGGGGCGCTAAAACATAACGCGCATCGCATCACGGTAAACCCCGAAACGCCAGCAACGCAATCCATCACCACGATTGTTGGCGTGAAGTATACCGTTGAGTGCGAGGGCGCGGGGTCTGTCACCCTATCGGGGGCTGGCACAGGTAGCGTCACCGAAGGTAATCCGGTTGAGGTAACGGCCACGACAACAACGCTCACACTGACGGTGGTCGGTTCGCTTGATCTGATGTGGGGGTATCCCACTGACCTGCCTATGGCAGATGTGCCGGTTGAGTTCCGTGTCGGTGGGCGTCTCACCTATGTTTCCGGCACAACGGCAAGGTATCTCCCTTGGCTGCGGCCTTATGTCTACAACGGTACGTCTTGGGTCAAGCAGGGCATTGCGGTGGCTCCGGCTGCGACTAATTTGATTACTGAGAGTAGAGACTTTTCCGATGCTGCTTGGATATCAAATAACACAGGAACTTTACTCGTTGACCAGATAGGCCCAGACGGAGAAACCTCCGCCACAACATTTATTGATGACAACGCAACTGGTACGGGGCAGGTTTTTATAGGTTATTCCGTAAATCTTACTACTTCAACAGCCTACACGTTTTCAGTTTTTGCGAAAGCTGGTCAGTTAAAATGGTTAGTAATGGCACCATCGAGTTTAACGACGCCAACAAACGCATCTCGGGTGTGGTTTGACTTGGAGGAGGGGGTTGTCGGTACTGTTGTAGAAGGCACTGCTCAAATTGAAAGCTGTGGAAATGGTTGGTATAGGTGCAGCCACACTTTCACAACAGATGGAACTGACACAACAGGCCAATTACGCATCGCGGTTGCAGACGATGGCACGGATTCTAACTATATTGTCGATAGGGATAACACTTCAAGCATCCTGATCTACGGCGCACAACTCGAAGTGGGGTCAGTACCCACACCCTACACCCAGACTCAAGGCTCCGCAGTAGCACGCCCTGCGTTCAATCCTGATATCAAAGCTGCCTACAACGGCTACGATCCAGCGGGCATGTCTATCGTGATGGACGGGCTGATGACGGGTGGAACCAGCCAGCTTTTGAAACTGTCTGCTGATGCTAACAATGAAATTCTGCTTGATGCAGCGTCCAGCGCGTTTACGTTCTCACAAGAGGCCGCAACGGTTGTCGATACGGTTACTGGCGGGTCATTCACAAGCGGCATCAACGTGCCGTTCAACATCGCCTCACGCAACACACCTGACGACATTAACGGTGCGGTAGACGGCACAGCCCTGACTGCCAATACAACAGTCACAGCCCTCTTCGACGCATCCGCAGTTCCTCTCGAAGTTGGCCCAATCCTCAACGGCTATGTCGATCACATCATTATTTACCCACCTTTAACAGATGCCCAACTAGCGGAGGCAAGCTGATGGAAGAAGTCTTAAGCACAGGCTACACGATTACCTACGAAGGCGTCGAGATTGAAACCTACGCCCAGATGATCGGTGGACGCATTCACGCAAGCCTCCGCTCAAACGACACATGGGCAGGCTTCAAGGCCAACGGCACCATGCCGGTATGGGAGGGATCAGGCGCGGCGTTTCAACTGCTCTGGCCCGAGGAGGACAAGCCCCGCGACCGCAACGGCTATCTTATCCCAGGCAAGAACACCGAGATTGCGTATCTGCCGCCGCAAGTGGTTACGCCTGCGGTGATGGACGGCGAAACTGTCGTAACGCCTGCCGTGATGGATGACCGCGTGTGCCTCAACATGATCATATCCGGCGATGGGCTGACCTTGCCGGGTTATGAGCAGCTCTACCCCGGCTTGTCCCTGCTTGATCAAGCAATCCTAATGTGGATGGACGCAGGGGGCGATGGCATTGCGCCTGTACGAGCCGAAGAAGGCAAGTTGCTGGGCGGGCTGGCTTTGCTCAACGCAGCAACATTCTCCAAACCAAATCTTGTGTGGGCGATGTGATGCGCCTCGCCCTAGCGGCCATCGCTGGCCTTTCCATAGCAGCATGCACGACTACGTCCAACGGTGTCTACGATGTACGCTGGGATGCGGGCGGTGACATCAACACCTACGTGGCACACATCGACAGCCTCAACCGGAGCGGCACGCGGATCAAGCTGGGGATACCAACCGGCAAGGGATACTGCGCAAGCGCCTGCACTATGTATCTTGGCGCAGATAACGTCTGCATCTGGCCCAACACGCATTTTGAGTTTCACAGCGCCATCCCTTATCCAGGCGAAAGCAGGGCCGTAGAGACAGCAAGGATTGCATCCTATTACGCCCCACCGCTGCGCGCATGGTTCTACCAGAAAGCATATCGCATACAACTCGCCGCAATAAAACTGAGCGCGCCAGAGGTGCAACGCCTCTCCGGTGTGCCGTGGTGCTGAATCACCCCGAAGCGCCTGTGCGCATACCTAGCCCGAAAGCAGTACGGCACTATGACAGATGATGATTTTAACGATTACGAGCAACGCCTGATAGCATTGGAGATTTTATGCCCTACGAAAGAGGAGCGAGAACTGAACAAGCTGGTACTGCAGATAGTGCGGGCGATCCGGGCGACGTTGTGGCTGATCAACGGGGGCGTGAAATATCTAGCGGCTCCGATTGGTATCTTTGGCGGGCTTTACCTATACGGGCAAAGCATCGTGGAATGGATCTCCAACATAACAAAGGTAGGGCGGTGAGGCACGCAAGCCTCTTGTGGATCGGCTACATCTTCACTGCCCTGTTGCTGGTGCAGGCTGCGCCAATCACGCGGCTGGTTTTTTACCCGGAGGAAGTCAGCATCATCGGTGACGAGGTAAGCCTAGCGCGATCCTTCCCAATGGACGCCATGGGGCTGTCGCGTCCGTTCCTGTCATTCAGCGAGGTTGTCAGACCGCTCACGCCATCCCACAACAACGGGCAATCCTGCGAGACAGTTGGCGGGCCGTTTCAATACACCAGAGCCACAGGGGTGGGCGTCTGGACAATACCTTGGGCGGCACACTGCTTGGACGATCCTGCTGGCTTTGAGTGGAGCGCGCGGTGGTACTGGCATATCGGCGCGTTGCGAGTTGGGCCAGTGAAAAAGAACGAGACATTCCTTGTCGGGAAATACAGCGCCCGCAAGGGCTGAGTGCACCTGCCCGTGGGAGTGTACGGGGGGCTGAGAGTGTGCTAACAGAGTTTACGCAAGTGTAGGAGCCAAACATGGCCGTTGTTGTCCCTGATCTACCCGACATCTTCGAGGAAGCCTTCGAGCTGGCTGGGAGCGAGTTCCGCACGGGGTACGACATTAAGTCCGCCCGGAGGTCGCTAAACCTCCTTATGCTGGAGTGGCAGAACCGTGGCTTGAACTTGTTCACCATACAGGAGGGCACGCTGGCCCTTACAGCGGGCACTGCGACGTATGAGATGCCGGTCGACACCATTGATCTCATAGAGCACCAAATCCGCACCGGCACGGGCACCGCGCAGCAAGATCTG